TTAGAGTTCTGTAAAAAAGACTTCCGTTCTGACTGGGAAGCTATCGAAATGGGATACTCTGCTTTTGACAACCTACCTCCATCATTCTCTGATTTTATCATTGAGCACGTTGCAGGTCTTGTTGCTGAGAAAACTGAGCAAAACATTTGGGGTGGTGTAAACGGTACTGCGGGTGAGTTTGATGGTATCACAGTTCTTGCTGCTGCTGATGGAGATGTAAACGATGCTGCTAACGGTTCTGAAACTTCTCTCTCTTCTTCTAACATCATTACTCTTTTAGGAAACACGGTTGATGCTCTTCCTTCAGCAGTAATCGGTAAAGAAGATTTAACTATCTATGTACCAACAGTTGCTTACCAAGCATACGTTCGTGCTTTAGGTGGATTCGGTGCTTCAGGTCTTGGTGCTGCGGGTATCAACGCTCAAGGTACACAATGGTTCGACAATGGTAACGCTCTTTCTTTCGAGGGTATCAAAGTTCAACTTGCATCGGGTATGCCAACTGATCACATCGTTGCAGGTCAAGCTAGCAACCTTTACTTCGGTACAGGACTTCTTTCTGACCACAACGAAGTTAAGCTAATCGATATGGCTGATCTTGATGGTTCTCAAAATGTACGAGTAGTAATGAGATTTACTGCGGGAGTACAGTACGGAATCGGTTCTGATCTTGCTTTACTTACTTTAGCTTAATAAATAAATTGTTTAACGAAAAGGGGTAGGTAAGCCGATTGAGCCTGCCTACCCTTTTTTAATTGTATAAAAACTTATGGCTTGTTCTTTAACACTTAACGGTAGAGAGTTGCCTTGCAAGAAAACCGCAGGAGGTCTTAAATACGTTTATTTTGCACAATACCAAGACGATATGAGTGTAGCTAACGCTGCTCTTGCAACGTGGTATCAATATGACGTAAAAGGTGCTTCATCTTTAGAGACTTCTATTAACGGTTCTCGTGAGAATAACTCTATCTTCTACACGCAAACTGTAACATTACAGTTGCCACTTCTTGATTCTACTACTCAAGATGAAATTAAATTATTAGCTTCAAATAAACCTCACATCGTAGTTGAGGATTATAACGGGCAACAATGGTTAGTAGGTCTTGAACACGGGGCTGATCTAACTGGCGGAACCCTTGCTACGGGTGCAAACTTGGGAGATTTCTCAGGATTCACTTTGACTTTCGAGGCTCTTGAAAAAGAACCTCCTACATCGCTTTCTGCTGCGGTATCTGTTTCAGGTACTCAAATTACTCCTGCGGTATCACCTGCATCGTAATTAACTTTATAAGGACAATTAAGGGGGCTAATAAGCCCCTTTTTTTGTTTATGATGCAAAATTACACCTAAGATTCGTTATATAGATATGAAGATACTTACAACAAGTGCATCGGCTCAAGAAATGAAGATTATTACTCGTAGTTATCCTTCTACAATAGATGTGAGACTAAGAAATGAAAGCACAAACGATATTACTCTTATAGAGGATGTTAGTACTAGTACAGATAAGGGGTATTTAGTATTTTCGACCACATATTCGCTATCAGAAAATGTTTTCTATGAACTGACAATTTTAAGCGGTTCTAGCGTTATATATAAAGACAAAATCTTCTGTACTGACCAAACTATTGCAGACTACTCTGTAAATGACGGTGAGTATGTAACAGAGGACACTTACGACAATGATTATATCTTATTATGAGCAGAGGAACGCACAATAACAAATCTAAGGTACACAACGATTTAAGAGTCGTAAACTTTAGCACCTATACATCTCCTAAGATTATAGAACAAAAGAATAGAGATTGGGTGAACTATGGTGAGGATAATGATTACTATCAATATCTAATAGATCGCTACAACGGATCAGCTACAAATAACGCTATCATTAACGGTATCTCAGAAATGATATACGGTAAAGGATTAGATGCTACTGATTCAAATAAAAAACCTGATCAGTATGCGCAAATGAAGTCTATGTTCTCTAAGGACTGCGTTAGAAAGTTAGCATACGACTTAAAACTTATGGGTGGTGCAGCAATGCAAGTTATTTACTCTAAAGACCACTCAAAAATTTTACAAGTAGAACACTTCCCTGTTGAAACACTAAGAGCAGAGAAATGTAACGAAGATGGTGATATTGAAGCGTACTACTATATGTCGGATTGGACTAAAGTAAAACCTTCAGATAAACCTCTACGCATCCCTGCATTTGGATTCTCTAAAGAAGGTATTGAGATATTATTTGTTAAGCCTTATAGAGCAGGATTCACTTACTACTCACCTGTTGATTATCAAGGAGGGTTACAATATGCAGAACTAGAAGAAGAAATCTCTAACTACCACCTCAATAACATTATGAATGGTCTTGCACCTTCTATGTTGATTAACTTCAATAACGGAGTACCTAATGAGGAGGAGAGAACACTTATAGAGCAAAGAATCTATCAAAAGTTCTCAGGATCAAGTAATGCGGGTAAATTCATCTTAGCGTTTAATGATTCTTCAGAGAGTGCAGCTTCTATTGAGCCTGTACAATTAAGTGATGCTCACAATCAGTATCAGTTCCTTTCTGACGAGTCGATGAGAAAGATAATGGTATCTCACCGTGTCGTTTCACCTATGCTTTTAGGTATTAAAGACAACTCAGGACTTGGCAACAATGCAGACGAGTTAAAAACGGCTTCTACATTGATGGATAACACCGTTATTAGACCGTTTCAGACACTTTTAATAGATGCCTTTGAGTCGGTATTAGCTTTCAATAATATCGCTCTTAAATTGTACTTTAAAACGCTTCAGCCACTTGAGTTCACCGACCTAGATAATGCGATGACTAAAGAGCAAGTCGAAGAGGAAACAGGGGTGAAGATGTCTAAGCAAGATAAGAACGATACTTCAGACGAACACTTAGATAAAATCTTTGAAGCGCTTGAGGAGTTAGGAGAGGATGAGGACTTAGATAACTGGGAACTTATTGATGAAAGACCTGTGAATTACGAGACAGAAGAAGGATTAGATAAGATGCTTGGACTCGCTTCAACAGGTAGAGCAAATCCTAATGCAGCTTCAGAGCAAGATCAGCAAGTAGAAGAAACATTCTTTAAAGTAAGATACCAATATGCACCACTTACTACAAAACAGAACTCACGAGAATTTTGTAAGAAGATGGTTAGTGCTGCTAAGATATACCGTAAGGAAGATATTGAGAGAATGGGATCACAAGCGGTAAATGCAGGATTTGGATTAGCGGGTGCAGATACTTATTCAATATGGCTATATAAAGGTGGTGCTAATTGTCATCATTTTTGGATGCGTAAAACATATAGAGCAAAAGATGTAAGACCTGATGCTACTAACCCTAATGCTGAGGTGAGTGTAAATAAAGCAAAGAGTGAAGGGTTGATTCCTGAGGTGAATGATCCACTAGTAGCAAAACGACCAATAGATATGCCGAATAACGGATACGCAAACCCTAGATAGATATGGCAACAGCATTATTCATAAAGAGACAGGATTTAGTACGAAACAGCATCTTAGATGGGAATGTTGATACTGATAAATTTATACAGTTCATCAAGATTGCTCAAGAGATTCACATTCGTAACTATCTAGGAACTGATTTATACAACAAGATCAGCGCAGACATTATTGCAGGCACACTAAGCGGAGACTACTTAGAACTAGTCAATACCTATATTCAGCCAATGCTTATTCACTATGCACTAGTGGACTATTTACCATTTGCAGCTTATCAGATTAAAAACGGAGGGGTATTCAAACACTCATCAGAAAACGCTGAGACAGCAACAAAAGATGAAATAGACTTCTTAGTACAAAAAGAAAGAGATATTGCTGAGTACTACACAAGAAGGTTTGTCGATTATATGTCGTTCAACCAAGAGTCGTTCCCTGAGTATTACACAAACTCTAATGACGATATTCACCCTGATACTAATGCAACATTTAACGGATGGGTATTATAAAAAAAGAAAAGAACTCTATGAGTTCGGGATATAAACCAAAAAATCAGAACGTACTAAAACTAGAAAGGTTCTTAAAACAAAAAGATGGCAAATTCAATAAACTGGGGTAGTTATTACTGCGTAAGTTGGTGGGGAGATGTGTCTAACACAGCTAGTGTGGACATTCCAAGCCAACCTGCTTGTTTTGCAAGTTACATAGTATCTATTAGCTAATGAACACTTGGGGTAAAATATATGAATCAACGTGGTGGGGAAACCCGCAACAAACAGGATGGGGTAGTTCTTACTATTCTATTGCAAACCCTGTTACCCCTAGTACAGCTTGGAGTTTGATAACCAGTTTATGGAAAAACGAAACAAGAACATATTCAGAAATATAAATCAAAATAAATGGGAAGTTTAGCAAACGAAACAATCTCGAGTACCTATGATGGACTCATAAAAACAAACGATGAGCAGCCATTACCCGCATCGGGGGTGAGATTGCTTCAAGATGGATCAGGAAACAACTCTGCGCTATCTATTGGTCAAGCCAATCAAGGTGCTACTGTTACAGGTACATTGACTGCGACAGCGTTCTCTGGAGATTTAACAGGAGATGTTACAGGCGATCTTACGGGAAGTGTATTAACCGCAGCACAGACTAACATTACAAGCGTTGGAACACTCTCTTCTTTAACTGTTAGTGGTGCATTAAACGGAACATTAAGCACAGCATCGCAACCAAATATCACTTCGGTAGGTACGTTATCTTCTTTAGCAGTAAGTGGAAACTTAACAGTAGATACAGATACACTATATGTAGATGCTACAAATAATAGAGTGGGTATTGGTACGAGTAGTCCTGCCTATAAGGTTGATGCTCAAGAAAGTGGTGTCGTTGCAAGATTTGCGGCAACAAACGGAAACAATAATCAAATTGCATTTTCAAACGCAGCAAATGCAGCAGCACAATTCTATGTAGGTTCACCTTCATCAAATTCTTTACAATTTTCTGATTCAAGTGGAACGGAAAGAATGCGCATTGAAAGTGGGGGTTATGTAAGAATAAATCAGGCTACTACAAGCTATTCTTTAAACGTAAGAGAAGATAATGGTAGTTTGGTTTATCTTGAAAGAGTAGTTAGTGGAACATCGTATTTGAGTAGAATTTATATGGGTACTCCGAATCTATATATTGATTCAGGAGGTACGGGAGGTGTTCAATTAACTAATGGGGCAACCTCTTGGACATCGGCATCTGATATAAATTTGAAAAAGGATATAGTTGAATTATCTAATGTTTTAGATAAAATAGACAACAAAAGATGTGTGTCTTATAGATTGAAATCTCAGGATTTCGAACAAAAGAATATAGGATTTATTGCTCAAGATTGGGAAGATGATTTTCCTGAAGTTGTAAATGTTAATGATATAGATGGTACACTTGGAATGGCTTACACGGAAACTATCCCTATATTATTGAAAGCAATACAAGAACTAAAAGCAGAAATAGAAACACTTAAATCACAAATAAACGCTTAATTTAGTAAAGAAATAAATTCTTTATTATGAGTAAAATTACAGAAGAAGAGTTAGCTCAACTCAATGAACAAGAGCAAAAAAAAGCAGCAATCTTTCAGGACATTGGTTTGCTAGAAACAAGAAAACACCAACTGCTTCACGCATTGGATACTGTTTTAGAAGAGCAGAATAAAACCAAAACAGTCTTAGAAGATAAATACGGTAAGATAAGCGTTGAATTAAAAGACGGTTCTTACACCCCTATCGAAGAATAATTAAACGGGGGGCTTTGCCCCCTTTTTTACACTATGGCGATTGACGTTTCTAAAATACCCAACAATAGTAA